TTAATGTATAAAGATTTATTTCTTGGTATAAGACAATACGAATGTAATATACCACAAGATATTTTTAACAAAATAATTGATGTTGCTGAAAATTCAAACTTTGATAAAAATTTTCCTGGTTATCAATCAATATTTTCTGATATGAACGAACCTTTGTTAGATACACTGGAAAATTCTTTTAAAAAATGTTGTAGTGATTTTTTTAAAATAAAAAATAAAAAAGAGCAATCAAGACTATGGTTTTATCAAGATTGGAAAGATAATCCTCATCGTGATGGTCAATTTTGGCACAATCATCCTGCTACCTTTTATGGTTTATCAGGTATTCTTTATCTTACTTTGCCCGAAAATTCCTCTACAACAGGATTTTCAATTGATGTAGATGCAAGTATAAATGGTAGTTATAGTCCAGTTTCAAATATGATTTATCTACCCCCAGAAATTAAAAAATGGTTTATATTTCCTAATTGGTATCCACATTTTCCTGGTAAATCTGAAACTGTTATGAGAAGAATTACAGTGGGAGCTGATTACTGGTTAATATAAATATCTATGTGTTTAATTTAAAATATATGAGTGATTTTTTTGATTCCGATATAGTTCGTGAAGAACTACAAGAGATAAACGAATTGCAAATGACGATTTATCGCAATGCAATGAAGTTTGGTACTTTTAGTCGTGAAGATAAAATTGAACACATTGAAAAACTTACTGAATTATTAGAAAGACAAAAAGTGATGTATACACGTATTAGTCTATCTGATGACCAAGAAGCGATAGACCTAAAGAATCATTTACAGAAATCAGTTGAACTTATGGGATTTCCAGAGGGAACTGATATGTGTTTATTATTCTCTGGAATGTCAAATACTATTGAGAATCTAAAGAAGGGTATTGACTCTTAAGAGTTGATATGCTATAATCCAATTATCCAAAATATCCAAATTATCCGAGGTATCCAAATGTCTTTTAAAGACCTTAAAAAACAATCTAAACTTGGCTCACTTACTGCAAAGTTAGTTAAAGAAGTCGAGAAGATGAATAACACGGGCGGTAACGCTGATGACCGTATCTGGAAGTTAGATGTAGACAAAGGAGGTAACGGTTATGCTGTTATCAGATTTCTACCTGCACCCGAAGGTGAAGATTTACCATTTGTAAAACTATATTCACACGCATTCCAAGGACCTGGTGGTTGGTTTATCGAAAACTCACTCACTACACTAGGGCAGAAAGACCCTGTTTCCGAGTACAATTCATTACTCTGGAATAATGGTACAGATGCAGGAAAAGAAACTGCAAGAAAACAAAAACGTAAATTAACTTACGTTAGTAACATCTATGTTGTAAAAGACCCTGCGAATCCTGAGAATGAAGGTAAAGTATTTCTATACAAGTATGGAAAGAAAATCTTTGACAAACTTACTGCAGCGATGCAACCTGAGTTTGAGGATGAAGAAGCAATCGATCCATTCGATTTCTGGCAAGGTGCAAACTTTAAGTTAAAGGCGAAGAATGTTGCAGGTTATAGAAACTATGATAGTTCTGAATTTGCTGCACCAACACCTTTACTTGATGACGATGATGCAATGGAATCACTCTGGAAGAAACAGTTCTCACTTGCTGAGATTGTTGCACCAGACCAGTTCAAGACATATGAAGAGTTAAAGACTCGTCTAGATTATGTTCTTGGAAATAAGAAGTCCGCTGCACCACAGTTTGAAGAGGAAGATACTGATCGTGGAGAAGCAGAAGAGTTAGTAACTGCTGCTGTATCCAAACCAACTCCTGCAGCTGCAGAAGAGGAGGACGATGCACTATCGTACTTTGCGAAACTCGCAGAAGAATAATTATACGGGGGTCAAACGACCCCCTTTTTTTATGGATTTACATTTTCAGTATTTTCACTTCCAACTAAACTTGATGTAATATACTGAGAATTTCTATCGTATCTAAGAATATCTCTTAAATCATTAATGAATGTGTTCACATAACCATTTTTTAATACATCAATTTCTCTTTTCTTTTCATTGACTGTATACTCAAACTCTAAATTTGTAACTGGTCTAGCTATATTATCTGTTACAACAGAATACTCTGATTTATCATCAAGTTGCCTGTTACCACTTTGAGAAAATAAATTATATCTAGCACCACCAAATTGGGTAGCTGAACCATAGAGTTTGAAATCACTATCTACAATTAAATTTGGTGGTAAAATTTGTCGATTGTTGTCATCCCTTATCTCAAAAGTTTCGTGGTGATGTACCTCATTCATTTTTGCCTCTGAACCATATTTGTCTAAAGCATAATCATATATTTGGTAATCTTGAAGTGGCCATTCGTGATGAATATTTGTTATACCTGCAACTAATATAACAATATAATCTAGAGTTGCCTCTCCATATAAAAATTCTGCAACTGTATCTGGTCTATCACCATCTCTCAATACAAATTTTTGATTTGCAATCGCTCCTCCCCTCACATAATCCATTAATTTTGCACTACGAAATATATTTTTAATAATAATATAATCCGATGATGAATTTTTATGTGATAGCGGTGATTGGTATGCTATATCTGGTAGTTCGTTAAAAAATCCCATTAGTATCCAACTCCTGGTCCTGCGGCTGATGTTTGATAATCTTCATGATATATTGGGTTGAGTTCTTTAAATGTTAAACTCATTCTAATATTTACTGGAACTCCATTTTCATAAGTTGAATAAGTTCCTGCATTTGTATAACTAACGTTCATTCCTGTCAATGCACATATTTTAAAAGTATTCAAGAAAGGGTGATCTGTATCATCTTTTAAGTATTTTAACTGAAATACATCAGGTGATTTTATAAAAATACCTTGTGCACCTCCATTTGCATCACCAGCTTTTGGTGCCATAGATGCTTTTAATTGCCTTATAATTTTTCTTACCACTTCACCCTCTGCAGAACTTCTTGGAGAAAATGTTATGCTATATGGAAAAGTTCTTAGATTAACTCCTGAAAAAAGTAACTCTAAGTTATTGTTCAGAATTTGACCTGTAGAACGTGATATAACACTTTGTGGAGTTATATTTGAACCTAATGCACCAATCGCAGCACCTGATAGTGCAGCCCTTATCGCACCTTGAGTTTCAGTATTTATGCTACTTCCAAAATCAATTCCTGCATTAAATGTCTCAACTGCTGCTTGTGCAGCTTGAACAGTGCTTGTTGTGAGATCATTACTACCCATTATTGCACCTGCTGCTGCGAGAGCACCGAGTTCAAGTGCGTTTGCTCTATCTTCACCCCAAGTAACTGAATTTGAATCACTTAAATCTTGTGGTATTGGCAATTCAATTCTATATTTTATTTGTTGTGATTTTCTATGTCTTGTTGTTGCATCTTCCACCTCAAAATCAAACTCAACTTTACTTTTCGGATCAAAACCATTGACTGTATAATCCCCCCTTTTTATTGCGTTTCTACTTATAACAGATACATTTCCTGCACTATCTTTTTTCAATAAATTTTTTATATTAATTGATGCTCCTCCACCCGTAGGTGGTTTCTTAAATTGTATACATTTAATAACAAGTCTATCTCCAGTCCTTTGACTTGGACCTGTTGCTAGTGGATATGATAAATTAAGACTTCCTCTCCCTCTTCTTGAAGTAGTTTTTGTACCTGGCCTCTTCTTATTTTCTACATCAGTTTCTGTATTCTTACCATTATTCTCAAGAGCTATATCGGTGCTATCTGATGAAATAGAATGATTATAGTAAGTTTCTCCTTTAGCCATATGACTTTTTTTTAAGTATTTAGTACAATTTTGACAAAAGGTAGAGTTCTTAAATCTCTTAACTCCATTTCATCCACTTTATAAAGACCACCAACCACTTCTGGAAATGTATATTGTCTCATTTCACCCCAATGATAATTTAATCCTTTGAATCCCCATTGAAATACATCGGTGACAGCAACAAGTGGATGTGAATCATACGCAACGCCAGGAGTTTTCGCACGGTAAACAAAAACATAATAGTTTCCTGCCTCTGGGACATTACTTCCTTCAGTTAATACACCCAATATTTCTGTTGCTAAATCATCGGGACTCTCTGTACCGACTAAATTTTTCATTATAGGATCTAGTCTACTCATATATCTAATTCTTTTTCGGTGATTACTTTAAATTCCCACAAACGGTCAGCACAATACTCTCTTGCTGCTTTCCATTTTGCTTGATTCCTTGCATATTCAAATGCCTCACGGATATAACCTTTGGTTTGTCTTTTTGGTTTCTTTGGTTTTACAGTTTGCTTGAGTGGCTTAACTTCAATGAGGTATCTTTTTATTTTTCCTGTATTCTCTTGAACTTTAATATAAAAGTCTGGAAAATAACGATGGATACGTCTGTCATGTGGTGAGATATATGGTAAGGCAATTTCTTCACTACCCCACTCAAGTATTTTGTTATTTTTGTCACAATAAACCATAAACTTTCTTTCCCAAAGTGACCTGTAAATTATATTAGTAGGATCACCTTTATATTTTTTAGGAAAAGATGGATAGTATTTTCCTTTGTAAGCCATCTAAATAACTATACTATAGAAGTATTTAGAGTGCCAGCACCAAGACCGAGACAAATATCAGATATAATGCCTAAGTTACAAAATGTAGCTCAGACATCTCAATTTTTAGTAAAATTTGTTTTACCACGAGGAGAGTGTCGAAAATTTTTAAGAGGAAAAGGAGTAAATGATCGTTTTGTATCAGATAACGTAGGATTACTATGTAGTGATGCAGTTTTGCCAGGCAGTGCAATGGCAACTTTAAATACTGCTGGTGATTATCAAGGTGTTATTGAAAGATTTGCACATACAAGAAATTTTACTCAAGTTAATTTTGATTTTTATGTTGATAATGAATATAAATCTTTGAAGTTTTTAGAGCATTGGATTGAATTTATTTCTAGTGGTTCAGTGGCTGACCCATCATCTGATACATATCATTTTAAAATGAAATATCCAGATGAATATAAATCAAATGATACAAGGGTCGTTAAATTTGAAAAAAATCATTTCCAATTCATTGAATATAGATTTATTGGATTATTCCCTTTAGCACTTAATTCTACAAGAGTATCATATAATAATTCACAAGTCTTAAAAGCAAGTGTATCATTTAGTTTTGATAGGTATGTATGTGGTGAATCAAGTTCATTAGCAAGAGCTTTAGGTTTAGATTTAAATAATCAAGGTCGTGTAGATTCGAGAACAAAAACAGCACAAGAAGATGCTAATACTAAAACTTTAAGTCGAATTATGAGAGATGATTTAGCACTTCTTAATGAAGGGACAGATTATAGAGACTTACCTGCCAACTTAATAAAAGGGGGAGTTAATAGAAGATTTGGTGGACAATCCACGCTGTTCGATTAAAATAACCCCTATAAATAATTGTACTGAAGTGCTATAATTATTATGCCATTACCAACCATAACAACTCCTACTTATGAGTTGAATTTGCCATCGTCTAATAGAAAAATCAAATATCGACCTTTTTTAGTAAAGGAGGAAAAAATATTGATTTTAGCGATGGAATCCCAAGATACAAAACAAATAGCAAGAGCAGTAAAAGATGTTC